CCTGCCTGGAATCGGTAGATAGCGTTCCCGGCTGAGTTGAACAGTTGTCCTCGAAAGACTTCATGCCCATCTCCACCTTGAGGATGGAAGGGAAGCTGAAGGTCTGTCGGAACGAAGCGAGTGTTTACGTTGTCGTGAACATAGAGAGTTGTTCGCGTGTGGGCATAAATGTGCTGCTCACGATCTGGGCCACGAGCAATCTCTAAGCCTGTGACAACCTGCCCGTCCACTGGCAAAAGCGCATCAGGAGTCCAACTGCCTGACAGGTCGTCTGTGTAGTAAAGCTGACCATCTGCGTCGATGCCCCAGAGGAAGTCGTTCCAGAACACCACGTACTTGATGTCGGTCGTATTAACAGCCCAGGTATCTGAAGCCGTGGCGTAATGGACTTCTGATCCGGTCGCAATAACAAGCGTATCCGTCGCTGTATCGCCTGGATAAAGTTTCCCCGATGTCCAATCGGTCGCATCATTGTTAAGTGTGACAACCGACGATCCCCACGAGTCAGCACCGTTGCTGTAGACGTGAACCTTTGTTCCAACGCAGGAATAGATTTGATTCTTGAAGTCGGCAAGAAGCGTTATGTCGGCAACGGTCTCGTCCGCTGCTGTAGTGACTGCCAGTATCGGTAGGACGAGGTGGCCGCGGTGACGAAGCTGCGCTGTAGACCACCACGCACGGTTGCCGTCTGTGCGGGTGTCCATGACGTTGATGCCTATGCCGTCACGGAGGTCTGTGACTTCCCATGTGGAAGCAAGCGGGTTGGATGCGTCGGTCGTATCCCCGATAACGACTTTACCGGGAGGTTGCGAGATATCGAACCACGACACATCGCCGTCCAGTTGATAACGCTCACCGTTAATGCTGATCTCGCCGTCTTGGATGATGCGCGCTGCCATTAACTGATCGACCTTCCAGACGTGAACTCAGCTACCCACTCAATGTCGTCGTTGGTACTTGCAGCGTTTCCCTGAAAGTTACTGAACCGTTCATGGATATCGAGAAGTTGAAGAGAGCCACCTGGCACTAACGTGATGCCGTAGGAACTCGTAACAGTCGCGGTACTGCCATCTCTACCGAGTCTCCCGATAAAGACGTTCCCGCTGTTTGCTGCCGGTGCTCTGAACTCAATCATAGTGACGACAGAACCAGCACGTATAACAGCTTGCGCTGCAAGGTCTCCCGAAAATTTCTCAGCAGTCCCGGCTGAGTTGATGTTGAGTCGTCCGAAGTCAACTGCCATTAGAAACCTCGTGCGTTAATCATCAACCCAGATTGTGCCTTGTGGAAGACGCTGGCGACTCATCCACAACTCTGCAAGACCCTCAAGTCGTTCAGCCTCTAACCAGTCGGCTTCACGTCGCCCTGCGTAACGGTTCCCACGAGCACGCATCAACCAGGCGGTCGTACGCATAATCAGGTACTCAGGCTCAACATCACAGGTAGATGAATCAGAAGTTAAAGCAGTCGGCTTTTTGTAGCCTTCCATCTTGAGAAGAGAATAACGCGTCTGGCTGTAGGCAGTCTCGTTTAGAACCAACTCCCGACGGTCTTTGTCACGCGTGTAGTTCGCTCGGCTTACTCGACTCCATATAGAAGAGTCTTCAACGAAAGCCCGAACCTCATCCAGCCATACCGTAGCCTCATTGATCTCCTGCCTGTGGATCAAGCCAACAGAAATGATCGCCGTGTCGCTCTGCGGGTTCGCTAGGGCCACCTGATGGCGTGTCCACGTATTAGCGGAGGTCGCAGGTATGTCAAGGTCTTCTGTCGTAGCTGCGGCAGAGGCTGAAGCCGAGAGTCGAAGGCGCAACTGTCCCGCAGTTAGCGCAACAGTCGATTTGATCCAGAACTCCACCGTGTCGTACCCGGATAGATCGAGCGAAGAGATGCTGTCGGAAGCAATGATGTCCGTTGCTCCCAGTCCAGCAGCAAGCACAAACTTATTCGCGCTATTCCCACTGGCGTAGTCTTCCCCGTCGGCACTGGCTGTTACGTCAGCATCTACCAACTCGTCGAAGACCGTGTTGCAGTTATGAATCGACGTCCACGTATACGAAGAGCGATAGTTCAAATGCTGCAAGCCTACAAACGCCGTTGGGAACTCGTAGTTCCTGCGATCCCTGTAGGTGTGCAAACTGATGTCTGTAGACGGAGGCGCACCCTTGCGGGTGATAGTCCGTACAGCCCGGTCAATCATGTCGTGGACACGCGCTGGAGGCATGTCCTCGTCCCAGGACTCGTAAGTATCTCCGTCCGCTGTTGAAGCGGCCAGGACATCTCCGCGAGTAGTGAACGTGGTTGAAGAACCGACGTATGAGGTCTGAATCCGAATCGCCCCGTCGTTTGTCCCAGACGTAAAGACGATGTGATTACCGTTCTCGTGGTCGTCGGCGTTAGGCATCTCTGCATCTACGCCGGTCGAGGTCGAGCCAGAACCAGTCATAGTCCCGAGACGTATTGCACCGAGATTGTGGCCGATAGATTTGCGAAGTTCTTCGCGAGTCTGCCCGACGATTACAGCCATGACTTAAATAGTTACTTCCATTTCAGGATGCGAAGAGGACATATGCAGGCGAGTGTTCCGGTTCTTCTGCCTAACAGACTTGCCTTTCATCGGCTTGTCGCAAAATAAGCAAGCCGAAAGCATTTCTTCAACCTTGACACGCTTCGGCTCAACCTCTGGTTCGATAACGAAGGTTTCGGGAACGACCTCTTCCTCTTCCTCTTCAATAACTGGAGGAACAATCTCGACTGGAGGTGCAGCCTCGTTAACTGCGGCTACCGGCACTGAAAGGTCTTCGTCAGGCGTGTTGGCGCGAATAAGAGCCTGTCGAACAAGTCGCTCTTCCCCGTCAACCTTCTGCTGTTCAATGTCCTGAATCTGCGCCCACTCGTTCTTGTGGCGGTGCTGCATGTGCAGCCGCATCTGGAACTCACTGGCGAGATTGCCCGACTTGCAAACCGGAAGCCCCATACGGTCATACGCAGAACGATCTTCAGAATCTGGATGGAGCATACAGGGCGTACTGCCACGCCACGGCTCAATCGCTGGCTTAACAGTCGTGAAGCAACGAACACCTTCGTCGTTCACCTTGAGAAGTTGAGCAGCAAGCATGTTCCGGTTGACCTTGCTCGGCTCACCCGTGAACTTGTCCCAGACAGTGACCCAGCCAGCAGACTCCATCTCCTCTATCGTGATCCCCCACGGAGTCTCTTTGCTTGGCAACTGAACCAGCGCGTCTTCCATGCCCGGAGAGATCGCATCCTGGGCAAGCAAGGCAAGTTCCTCTGGACGCATTTCGTCTTCGCTTTCGAGGACTTGGTTGCTGAGTTCTGCGAGTTCTTTCATCGAGGGCATCTATCGTTTGTCCTTCGCTAATGAGCCAGTGGTCTTTCGTCCGACAAGATTTCGTTGCTGTTTGTCTTTCTCGTCTTCGTAAGCCGTTAGATAGTCTTGCGCTGACATCGCCGGGATTTCGTCCCAGTCAAACTTCTTGCCGCGCAAGTTGTCTGCGTAGTCCATGAGAGACGCTACAGTCTCCCAGACATGACCACGCCCTCGCTCGTCTACTGTACCGCCAATGATGTTCAACTGCTTTGTTATTCCAAAGGCAGATGCTGGCCCCATATCAGTCCGATGCTCGACAAGCCGGTCGTTACGAACAACCTTGACGATCTGATACCGACGTGGAGGGCCGAAGTTAGCAGGAGGCAGGTTCAACTCTTCAAGGCTCCAGGCAGGCTCGTCCTTGCGGATAGAGAAAGTCCCGACTAATAGCGTCACGCAACAGGTTCCTGTTCAGCCTTCTCAACCTGCTCACAATCGCTGACGGTGAACCCGCCATCGTGAAGTTCGATCTGGTCAAGAGTGACCGTCTGGTTCTTGAGCATGTGGATCACGGATACCGTGGCACTGAGTTGAGACTCCAATTCAGTAAGTTCTATTAACTGCCTGCCAATGATCTCTTCTGCGCTCATAGGTTCCCTTTGGAGTTGTTGCCCCCGCCCCGAAGGGCGAGGGCGTTCTTACCTATTGACTAGGCGTTCCAGTCACGGTTTGCCTTAACAAGAAGGTAATCTACATCCATGATGGCAAGTTCAGTCGTGTTAGCGGCAGCAGCAAGACAAACAGCCAAATTGGTTGTTGTCGAACATGCACCTTTAACCGTCTGCTTCAAGTCACCGTCGATGTACCAACGAGCGGTCCCGTTTGAATCAACTTCAAGTTTAAGGATTTGCCACTCACCAGCTACAGCGTCATCGTCTAGGTCAACGGCAGTAGTAGTGGTTGAAGCCGTGGCAGTACCACCACTGTGGATGCCGTGCCAGTCTTCATCGTCAGTGAGTTCATCACTCAGGTAAAAACCAACACAGTCCGCAGGGATAGTGAGGGTTGTTCCCGAAGCATTGATGACGATATCTTCAAGCTGCTCATCAACCGAAAGGATGCTGGTCAGCCCAAAGAATATCTCTTTAGTGTCCAAGTCGGGAAGTTGAACGCGAGCTTCCAGAACAATCGTCCCCATCAACCCAACATCAAGACCGATGTGTGTGCCGATAAAGGTCGTGTCAGCGTCGGTATTGCCAGAAGTGATTGTTACAACGCCCGAAAGCGCGTCCTTACCTGCAATACCGGCATCGTTGTCCTCGAACCCCTCGCCACCGGCGTAGAAGGCTCCCAAATCCGCTGTATCAGCGGTTAGTGCCAGAGTGTCCCCGACTCCAAAAAAGTCGTTGAAAAGTCGGATACGTCCCACTTCTCCTTGAGCGTTTATAGCCATTTTCTATTACCTCGTCCCCTTACCGATAAGGCGGGTTTGGGACTGATTGTTTAGAGACTCCAATTGAGCCTCTAACTAGCATCGTTAGCTAGTCGGAGTAGTTGCGTCACTCTGAATCTCAAAGAGCCAGTTGCCCGAAGATCGCTCGGCGTACGCGTACTCGTCGCGGTGAAGCATGTTAGTGCCGCCACCACCGATGAACTCGTCACGAACCATCTTCACGAACGGCGCACGAGCCTGACACAGAACGATGGCTCCACCGGAACCGGAGGCGAAAATGCCACCCTTTGCGTCCGGGGTCGAGTCAAGCGGAATGTTGTCGTCCTGGAAGAACGCTGCGTCTGCGATCGGAAGCATGTAGCCTCTGCCGTAAACTTCAGCGGTCGAACCAGCAGGAACCGGGTAGGTTCCAACGCCACCGACTAATTCGTCGTACAGGTCTTTGGATTGAAAGCCGTGGAGCACGAAAGAAACCGGGCCGTCCCATGTCTCGGTCGTGTTGCTGCGGATGCGGAACGCACCTGCGGCTACATGGCCTGATGTAAGGGTCGTGCCGGTTCCGCACAGAGACGTGGTAGCACCGTCAAGAACGGTGATGCCGTCAATGTCCTTCTTGCGCTCAATAGCGTTCTGAGCAAGCGCGCCCGTCTTCGCAATCACGTTCTTCGAGACGTTGCGAGCCGCACGATCCGTAAGGAACGTGTGAACCGAAATCATTTCGGGCGTGATCGAAAACGGAGTGTCCGCGAGAACCTGGGGATTGTCTTCCTCAGTGGTCTCGGTGATTGCTGATGCAGTCAACTGCGCCAGCGAGATTTCTTTCCAACTGTTGCCAACTCCTGTACCGAGTTTTACCCGGTCAGCCAGTTGCGGCATCACACCCTTCGTCTCTCGGACGATACGGGCCTGATTCACAATATCTGGGAGAGAGTCGGCAAGAGAGGATGTATATGTCGTCCCTGTTGCCATATTGTTCTCCGGTTAAGAGCCTGTCCCCAGCTACATATTTCCACGTTTTTGCTGGATTGAGATGGCTCGTGCTGTGTCGTCGCTTCGTCCTGCGGCGTAATCCGCCATGAACTGTGCATCTGACTGAGAACCCGATTGGCTCCCCCCGGAATCCAGTTGGTTTTCTGGACCCCCTGCGGGAACAACCGACTTCCTAGCTTCAGCCGATGCTGTCTCTGCCCTAGATGACGCAACATTCCCCGCCTCGGCAGCAATCTCCGCAATAGCTTCCCCGAGGTAACTGAACTCTGGAGACAAGGCGTTGTTAGCGTCCTGAAACTCCGAAATCCTCGTCACCCCGAAAGCGGCTACCTTGTTGAGAGCAGTCTCGAT